GAATCTGATCAGATGGAAGCAAGGTCCCAAGGTTCTTCTCCTTCCGATATACAAGTGGCGGTTCCGGCTAAAATTCCTTCTGTATCCGAGAATAAGGCTGACGCTTATTATGCTGAGACTCCATGGAATGAATTACCTCCTATGAATGGTCATGTTCCTGATTATCCTTATAATAAAGTATACCAATCAGAGTCTGGTCATGTAACAGAAATTGACGATACTCCAGGTAATGAAAGACTTCATCGTATGCATACATCAGGTTCTTATGAAGAGATCTATACTGACGGAACTCGCCAGGTTAAAATAGTCGGTGATGACTATGAAGTCGTTTTCGGTAATAAGAATATCCATATTAAAGGAAACTGTTCAATGACTGTCGATGGCAATTTAAGACAGATGGTCTATGGTAATTATCATCTTCAAGTCGAGAAAGATATGACTATGAATATTAAAGGTTCTTTACAACAGAAGATTGGTGGTAATCATGAGACAGAAGTCGTCCGTAGCCGATCTACTAATATTGGTGTGGATGATAACCTAAGTGTTATGAATAATTCTACTACTAATATTATTAACGACAAACTCTTAACCGTTGGTAATGACTTTACGACATCAGTTACAAATAATATGGCGACAACTGTTTTAAATAATAAGAGTGTTATGAATGCTGGTACATTTAGTCATACCTCCTTAGCCGATTATACATTAAGCGTTAATACAAATCAGACAATCGGAGTTGTTGGTACTCTTGCAGAAACAATTGATGGCGCAGTAACAGAGACATACGGTGCTGCTCTTAATTCAAATGTTACTGGTGCTGTTACTGAAACATATAGCAGTACTCAAAATACAACAGCCAGTGGTAATGTTACGATCGTTGCTCCAACAATTGATCTTAACCCATAGGATAACATATGCCAGGAATAGTAAGACAAGGTGATTCACATGCAGGACATGCAAGTCCTACACCAAGTCCGTTTCATAAGACTTCTTATGTTGGTGGATCGCCTAATGTCAATGTTAACAGTAAGTCTGTCATACGAGATGGAGATTCTACAGCATGTGGAGATCCTGCTGTTGGTAAAAGCGGAAACGTAAAGGTAAATGGTAAAGGCGTTCATCGATTAGGTGATGGTACTGGTGGCCATGGTAGTTGGGTTCCAAATAGCGCGGCTAATTCTTCCACTAATGTATTTGCTAATGGCGGTGGTGGAAGTCAAGGAACTCCTGCTACTCCAGCAGATGGTATTGCGAGTAAAGGTAGTTGTACATATTTTGATTGGAATAATAATACATGTTTAGACCAATCATCTGATCCAAATGGAGATTATTATGTTAGTCCATAAGAGGAGATATAAATGAGTTTATGTGGTAATAATAAAGCTTTAGATGATCTAAAAGCTAAGCAAGGAGAATTAGATGATCTCTTAGCTGGTGGTAAAGATCAGCTTGGAGCTATGCAATCTAAATTAAATGATATGAAAGCTGATTTAGAATCATTTAAACCTGAGCTTCCAGAAATTGAAAGCTTACAAGATAAAATAAGTGCCGCAACTGGTCTTACTAATCCGCTTGATAAGGCTAAGTCTATTGCTGAAATAAAAGAAAAGTTTGCTGCTGGTGTTCCAACACTAGATAGTATACTAGGTAACCTAGGTTTAAACGCTGATTTTCTTAATATGACACCGGCGGAATTACTTGAACAATCTCAAGCTAATGTTGATGTTTGCGCTTTGGTTCCTAATGTTGAAGCTTCTCCAGATGGTACAGTAAAAGAGCAGCCCACTGAACCTAAGGTTCCTGAAGAACCACCAGCTGCTCCTGAACCCACCCCCGTTATCGAAAAAGATTTAGAAGAATTAAATAGAAAGCTTTTAAGTAATTCTTTTAAAAATAATTTAAAGTATATTGCTAGTCGTGCTAATAAGATATTTAAAGGCTTTGGATCAAAAAAGAAGAATCAAAAGTTTTATGATTCTACATGGGAAGAGCAATGGGTAGAATTGATTGAAGCAGTAGGTGGAGATTATAACACATATAGACATACAGGTAGAACATTAGAAGAGCTAAGAGAAGCACAAAAGAAATTAAGCTCCAAATATCCAGACGCTAAATGGGATTTTAAGAAAGAAGGTCAAATATTAAAAGAAACTTATGGCCTTGTAAAAGACGCAAATCCACATTTATATGCTGATGCTCAAGATTTTAATACTGCAGCAGCTGAATGGTTTGTAAGAAGAAAGGTTAAATTAGCCGATAAAGAAGCGACCTAAGAGGTATAAATAGTTATATGTCTACTAATAATCTATCAGATAAGTCATCTCAAATTCTCCAACCAAGCGGAATTGTCGGTGATCTTAAAAAAGTTTCATCAAGCTCTAGGTTAAAACCTTGGACTGATCTTGATCTTAATTTAACGCTTCATCCAATACGTAAAGATATTGTTCCACTAAGAGATGATAGAGCTATTAAATACGCAGTTCGTAATTTACTTTTAACTAACTTTTTTGAGAGACCATTTGGACTTGGAATCGGAGCTAATCTAAGAGCTCTTCTTTTTGAACCAGCTGACGAAATTACAAAACAAGCTATGAAAGAAAATATAGCAAGAACTATACAAGATAATGAACAAAGAGTTGAACTTTTATTTATTAATATTAATGATAATCCGGACAATAATTCATACAATATTCTAGTAAAATTTAGAATTAAAGAATACGATAGTCAAGAAACTGTAGAAATCGTATTAAAACGTTTAAGGTAAGAAACTATGGCAACTAATTTAAATGTAACCGAACTTGATTTCGATCAGATTAAAAAGAATCTTAAGAACTATTTAAAGACTCAATCAGCTTTTAATAGTCATGATTTTGAAGGATCAGGTTTATCTTCACTCTTAGATGTGTTAGCTTATAATACGCACTACAATGCTATGACCGCCCATTTTGCTTTAAATGAAGCATTCTTGGATTCTGCTCAGATTCGTGGTAATATTGTTACTCGAGCTAAGCTATTAGGTTACATACCCCGTTCAGTTTTAGCGCCAAGAGCGACTATTACAATTACAGTTGATGTCTCAGGAGAATCAGGTATTATTCCATCTACATTAACTCTACCTCGGGGTGCTAAGCTGACTACTAATGTTGATGGAAGAAACTATAGATACGTAGTCCTTAATGAACAATCTGCTGTTATTTCTGGAGATGGTAATACGTTTACTTTTGATAATGTTATTATTGTAGAGGGTACTCGTAAAAAGCTTTTATATAGAGTTGATAACGATATTGAAAATCAAAAATATCAAATATCAGACGATGATGCTGATACTTCAACTCTTAGAGTTCTTATTCAAGCTAACGAAGAATCTAGTTCTTATGATAACTATACTCAGTTTGAATCTTTACTTAATGTTGATTCGTCAAGCAGAGTATTTTATCTCCAAGAAAATTCAAATGAATACTTTGAAGTATATTTTGGCGATGGCGTAACAGGTAAAAAACCTCTTAACAATAACATAGTAACGCTTGACTATATTTTTACTAATGGCGAAGATTCTAACGGCGCTAATGTATTTACTATGGTAGATAATATTGGTGGTTATTCAAATGTAACTGTTAATACCTTAAGTAAATCTATGGGTGGTACTGAAAAGGAAACAAATGAATCTATAAGATTTAACGCACCCTTAACATTTACTTCGCAGAATAGAGCTGTAACATCAGACGATTACAGAGCAATTATCAAGAAAGAGTTTACAAATATTAATTCTATCTCTACATGGGGTGGTGAAGATAATGATCCACCAGATTATGGAGCTGTTTATATTTCTATTAAACCATTGGTTAATGAAGTATTGACCCAAAACGAAAAAACCGAAATCATGAATACAATTCTTAAAGGTAAGAGTGTTGTATCTATTACGCCAGTTATTGTAGATCCTAATTTTACTTATTTAGAATTAGATGTTTCGTTTAAATATAATCCTAACCTAACAGATAGATCTGGAGTAGAACTTCAGTCTGTTGTTAGAGATACTATTTCAGATTATAATTTTAATGAGTTAAATAAGTTTGATGGCGTATTTAGGCATTCTCAGCTTCTCAAGGCAATTGATAACGCTGATCCCGCTATTCAAAATAGCAGTGTTCGCCCTTATATGTTTATGAATATTACACCAAACAAATCAGCAGCAAATTTAGATAATAACTTTAGTTTAAGATTTACAGCACCGTTTTTTAATTCGGGTTCTTCTAATAGCTATCTTATTTCTTCTACAGTTTGGAAGTTGAATGGAGATGAAGTATATTTCGGCGATATTCCAATTTCAGGATCGACTGATAGACAAGTTATTGTTTATAAAATCGATAATTCTATTAATGTTACTGTTATAAATGATGCTGGTTTAATTGATATTGCTAATGGAACTATTACATTAAACAACTTTATACCAGATGATGATTCTCCTGATACAATTAGAATTACAGCAGTTCCAAACTCTTTAGATCTTGCTCCTAAGAGAGATCAATTAATTGCTATTGATCCATTAAGAGTGCAAATAACTCCAAGCATAGATACTATATCAGTATCGGGTTCTTCGGGTACAATCGATTATACAACAACATCAAGGCTAAGATAAGATGGCTGGAACTCATAATCCTAATAACGTTCATTTTTCTTCAGATATATCCTCGCCTGGATATATTGAATCTAATGCTTCGTCTAAAGCTGTAACAAAAGAGAATTTAAGAACTGAAGAATTAATGTCAGCTGAAATACTTGAAAATTCAGGTGGATTACAATTATTATTAGAAGCTTATTACTCATATATGAATTTAGAAGAGTTCGTATATCAAGAAACTGAAACATATTCAGATGTAGTTTTAGATAATAAAGCAGTTTTTAGAGTTAATGATCCAAGAAACGAAAATGATCATTTCTTTAGTGACTCTTCTGGCACTAACTCAATATTAACATTAACCGATTCAGATGGTGTAATATCAACGTTTAGTATGGACGATAGTAATGTTCATATTTCAAATGGTAATAATTTACCTGGAAGTTTAGCAAATTCTCGCACAGCGATGGGTAAAACGTTTACAGTTAACCTTGGAACTAATGTTAATTATAATTCACAAATAGCAAATATTACAACACCAGTAACATATTGGGCGGGTCCTGGCGCTTCATATGCTCTTAATACTATTGAAGAGTCTATGGATATTGATCATACTGCGGCTCAGTATTTAGAACTTATACAAAAAGAAATCGCTGCTGTTGTACCAAGATCTATTCCTGTTAATAAAAGAAATCTTTATAAAGCAATGACGGATTATTATAAAATTCGTGGTTCGTCTGATTCTATTGAAGTATTTTTTAGGTTACTATTTGATGACGAAGTTGAAGTTGAATTTCCGTGGGATAGCACACTTATTCCTTCTTCTGGAAACTGGGAAGTTAATCCTAGTCTTCCTAAAGGTGGTATATACTTAGATAAAAAAGGTTTCTTATCAGATACTATTAAAGTTCAAGATAGTTTAAGATACCAGAAATTTTCGTATCTTATACGTACTGGTCAAAATCTATCTTCATGGAATTATTTTTATGATAGATTAGTACATCCCGCAGGGTTTAAATATTTTGCTGAAATTCTTATACAACTGTTTGGTACTAGAGACGAGTTAGGTGATGATCAAAAGATTTTAAGAGAACTAAGATATGTTGGTGGTCCAAAACATAATCAGTTAACTGGTGAATCTTATTTTGGATATGGTAGAACAAACCGGTTTACAAAATCTGCTATGCCAGATTTACAACCAGGCGTTATTGGCATAGAAGATATTCCGTTATTAGTAGAAATGTTTGCCTCTACGTTCTTACCGTTTACATTTACTAATATTCATAGATCTGGTAGAATGTCTCTAACAGTTCCAACTAGTGGAGCTGCAGCTAATACTGTAACAGCTGTTGAAATTGCTGATCCTGGCTTTGGATATACAACAGCACCAACAATTATAGTTAATGGCGTTCCACTCACTGGCCAGACAATTACTCAAGCTACAATAACATGTACTATTGACTCTAATGGTAAAATTAATGGAGCTACAGTTCAAAGTGCCGGAAGTAATTACCAATCAGCATTTGCTAATGTTGCAGCTAATCCTAATATATCTAAAATATCAGATATTACAATTGTTGCCGATACTACTAAAAAATATTCTACAGCGCCTAGCATTACATTTGATGCTCCTACATCAGTAGATAATCTTGGTTTACCATTATCAACTAATATTACTGCAGCTGGTAAATATATTCTAGCTCCAACTTCAGTAGATAGAGTAGAAATGTCTAACACTGGGAATGGCTATACAACACATCCAGATATTGTATTCTCAGATCCAGATATATTTTATACTGCTCAGCCGTTCTTCAGCGATAACTTTGAAAATAGCGCTATAGGAACTTGGGTTAATGATAACTGGCAAATAATAGGAGCCAGCGATCATGCAGCATCTATTCAAACTGTAGGCGGATCTAAGGTATTAAAAGTACAAACATCAACGTTAGATTCAAATGCTTCGGGTAATATTGGTGGTGCTGTATATAGATTAGAATTAACTAATCCTGAGTTTACAAATAGACTGGCCGGGAATACAGTTAAAGTAAAATGTAGAGCGAAGAAGTCAACTTCAGGCGGAGCAGATACATTTAGAATGGCGTATTCAACATCGCAACATGGTAATAGCGGGTGGCAATCGTTTAATCTTACTAATTCTTGGCAAGAATTTGAATTTGAATATAATATTTCTACTTTGAATCCTACTAATGAAGATTACGTAGGATTCCAAGGTGATGGCATTGATGGTATAGTATATATTGATGATGTTTCAATTACAGTTAAAAAGGATTTCCCAAGAGCTATTAGTCACATTGAAGATGGAAGATTAAATTCAATAGTAGTTAGCT